TTATATTGTCTTGATGTAATTGTAAACCGACCTTAGGTGCCGGATTAACTTTAGGTGTCTGGATATGTTGTAGCATAGTATCAATAGGTTGAATATTAAATGCGACGGTAATACGTGGTTCTTCTTCATGCCACTCACTTATTCTATGTTCAATGTTTGTTGAATGTGTAATTAATAATTGTCCGTCTTTGTTTTCTACCTTCTCGGCCACGTCTTCCGTTCCTACTTCTCTGTATTCAGCATAACTTGGTTCACAGTTGATACCTAATATGCCATGAAAGCAATCAACACCGCCACCATAATCATGACCATGCCAATTTAATACTTCACCTTTGTTAGGCCAATAGTTTAACCAACCTACTATCCAATACCCTTTTCTTGAATCATGAAGTACTTCTTCTTTAAAGAACATTTGTATATCTTTATACAAATTAAATATGTCAGGCATTGTGCTTGAGAATAAATTATAATGTGGGCTACAAGCAGTACATAAGCTAGGGTGTGGTGCGTTTGCTAATCCATTAGGTATAGCAATCTCGTTAGCAATTTGATTTGCTAAGAACTTTGAGGTATGGACAAAACTATCCTTGTTGTGGCTGAGCTGTTTCTTGTATACTAACATCTGGTTCTTTCACGTCTTGGCTGTCACCAGGTAGTATTCTATAGTTGTCTTCGATTGAGTCAGGTGTACTTACTTCTGTAATTGAACTGCCTGCTTCAATGGCTTCTAATTGATGTGGCATTAACGGAGGATTCCTCCAAGTATCACCTGCCTTGATAACAACTTCCATGGGTTGTGCCTTAGCAGTATCGATATATCTTAACTTAAAACTACCTTGGTTTACAAACCAACTTTCATCTTTCTCTTTATGAAAGTGCATAGACATTTTGGATCCTGGCTTTTCAAAAACCATAATTTTTCCACAGTATAAGTCATTGGTTGCCCAAATTAATTCGTATCCCCAACCTTTATCTACCTTACCACTATGTCTTGCTGGCATCTATATACTCCTGTATAGTCTTAAACTTATAGTCACCTATACTATTAATTAGTTTTGAATTGTCTGCACACGTATAGAACTGATACTGTCCAATTAAGTTTGCAGGCATAGGAACATATTCAATTTCTGCTTTGTGTTTCTTTGCATACCCTTTAGCTATGTCACTAAAACTAGGTGCTGTTCCTGTTCCTAGATTCCAAATTCCTGTTTCATCTACATGGAAAAACTTTTCAATGATTTGACAAATATCTCCAACCCAAATAAAATCTCTATGTATTCTATCACTGCCTTCAAACAGTGAAATCTTTTTTAAATTTTTAGCTTGTAAGTCAAACTTACCAAAGACACTTTGTTGTTCACCCTTGTGTTGTTCGCCTTCACCATACGCATTAAAGATTCTAAATCCTTGCACGTTAATCATATACTCGGGTATTTCCATTACAAGTTTATCAAATAGATACTTGCTCCAAGCATAAGCATTCATTGGATATATCTTGTCAGTCTCTTTTATTTTTTCGACTTGGTAATGGCTTTGTGTATCTCCATATACACTAGCACTTGAGGCATACATAAAAGTTGTGCCATTGTCATTACATAACTGTAAAAGTCTTTGACTAAATTCTAGGTTCTGTGTTAAAACTTTTTCTACATCTCTTTCTGTAGTTGAACTTATTGCTCCAAGATGTACAACTCTATCATAAGGTGCAGGATCAGGTACCTTGTTTGGTTCCCATTCAAAGCCTTCTACTTCATGACCCATGTGTTGTAAATATGAACATAGGTTCTTTCCAATAAATCCTTGGTGTCCTGTTACTAATACTTTCATCTGTGTCCCTTGAATGCTACTTGATTATGTCTTGGATCTTGTTGCTGTCTAATTTTTTCTATTGATTCTGTTGTGCTATAGCCTTCAATAATAGGAAAAATTTCTACTTTGGCAATGTCATTTCCTACCACTGTATCAGTTGTATAATCACCACCTTTTACTATTACGTCAGGTTGTATTTCCTTTATAACATTGTATGGTGTATCTTCTTCAAATATAACTACATCATCTACAAACCCTAATTCTAACAATGCTTCTTTGCGTTTCTCTTGACCGTTAATGGGTCTTAAATCGCCTTTTAAACGCTTAACAGAAGAATCACTATTAATGCCCACCACAAGGCGTTTTCCTAGCGTGTGTGCGTGTCTAAGTAGCTTTAAATGGCCAGTATGCAGTATATCAAACACCCCATTAGTCCATACGATATTGCGTTCCAAATCGTCCTGTTGTATTATAGCAACACCTCTTTTTTCAACGATTCTAGCCGCGGCATAACAAGCCAATTTACAAGCATCGAATATATCCATACCTGAATCTATACCATATGCAATAACGGCCATTACTGTATCACCTGCACCTGTTACATCAGCAACTTCTTTTACAGGCTCTACAAAATGTTTGTACTCGTCTAGTATGTTTAGTACGTGCATACCATTAGCACCATCAGTAACAACTAACCAAGTCCAACTGTGTCTTTGCATTTGTCTAAGAGCATCTGCTTGATTCCATTTACCAAACCATGCTTCATATTCTGCCATGTTTGGTTTAACAAGATATGCTCCATGATAAAAGTTTGCATCTTGTTTTGGATCAACTAAAATCTTTACTTCTTTGCTTAATAAATTTGCTACTGTATCTCGTCTTACAGTACCTTTTGCATAATCACTTATACAAATAATATCATGCTTTTTAACATTGTTGTTAAATCTTGTTGCAACATCTCCAACATATGGTAATTCTCTATCCCAACGTACAATATGTTGTCCACGTTGTCCAACTAATCTTGTTTTGGTTGTTGTAATTTTATGGTCCTGTGCTATTGTAACTTCTAACTTACTTGCTTCAACTAATTCTAATAATTTATAACCTTCTTTATCATTTCCTAAAGCACTTGTAAGTTCAACTTGTGATCCTAAACTTTTTATGTTAAGTGCTAAATTGCCTGCACCACCTATTGAATATTCTTGATTGGTTTCTAGCAGTACTGGTACAGGTGCTTCTGGAGACATTCTATTTGCTTCACCGACTATCCATCGATCTAACATTATGTCGCCGTATACTCTAATCATTTATTCCTCCAGTAAACTAATAAGTTGGAAAACAGTTTGTAATTTTGTTAAGTTTGATTTGCTTTGTAGTGTGTTTCTTAATCCTTGGTGTAAAGGCTTTGGCCATTTACCAAAACTAACCCAAGCATATCCATTGTGTTCACCGTTTAATACTGGAATAAATTCTTCTTTAACTACACAAAGATATGTATGAAAGTTAAATTTTTCATCATTACTTACAAAAGTTTCTAGTGGAATAGATTTAACAATAGGAGGACAATCTCCTATCTCTTCTTTTATTTCTCTTGTCAATGCTTGATAAGGAATTTCTTCACTCTCATTAGTACCACCTACAAGTCCCCAAACATCAGCTTGTCGACTTTGTGTTCTATGTAAAAATAAGAACCTCTGTGTATCTAATGTATAGAAGAGAGCTCCACTACAAATAATCTTGTTCATATTAGTAATTATGCTAGAGTACTAGGCGCCAGGTTCCTTTTCGATACTCGCCTTCAAACGTTAACGTCCATGCAGTACCGTCCCATTTATATTGGACACCTGTATTTAAATTGGTTGTATATGTTACTTCTGGTACTGTTGAATCTTCACCGCTATTACCACTGGCATCAAAAACAATGTTCCAATCATTTCCGTCCCATTCAACAATATCGTTTTCTTTGGCAATTAAATCGCCTTTAGATCCCTTCCAAGCATCAGCACCGTCTTCGTTTGTTGCATCACCAATATCACCTAATAATAGTACTCTTATACCATTACCTCTTATGTTAGTTGGATTAACTTTACTTGGATCTATAATATAATCTATTGTTCCTTTAGTAGCTAAAGGACCTACTATAACTGTGTTTGTTGGAATAGTATCTTCGTCCCAATTAACAACAATTTGTGTTTCATCTAAACTGTTTAATGCAAAAGTACCTACAACTGAAGTTGTAAATCCTGCTCTTTCAAGATAAATTTTACTTAAACTTGCTCTGTATTGTCCTGGTTGTGCATCAAGTATTGTACGCCAGTTAATCTCACCAGCAATACCATTTTTACCTAGTTGTACAATATTACCCATCACAATAGCATCATATCCAGACGCAGTTGATACTGCCAAGTTTGCAGTAGACTTGCTTGATTTACCCATACCTGATTTGCCTGCTGTTGATGTATCTGAACCTTTGGCCAAGTTTGCATTACTGTCATCGTATCCTTGTAGTTCAGGCATACTATTACTTAGGTCAATAGTTCCTCTGCTTTCATCAAATATACTCATTATAACATTTGTAATAACACCTAGCTTTTTAACCTTAGCAGGTGGACTAATATATATTGGTGTACTAAATCCTAGTGTTGCAACATCAATATCTGTTTCAGTTCCAACTGGAATACTTCTTGAACTAAAGTTAATGTTTTCTAAGTTAACAACTGACAACGAAGTCCAGTCTACATAGTTGTCTGTAGTTTGTATTTCTAAACTAGGATTGAACAGCATTAGTATCTGTTCCATAATTTGTAATTTTTGTTCTGTATTAGTTGACCATATATCTGCTGTTACTTGTAAAGTATATGGAGTAGGCATCATACGTTCAACTGTATAATTTTTACCTTGTGTGTTTAAATATTCTTTTCCTGTTGCATCATATTCTCTTTCTCTGATGTGTACCTTACCTGTAAAACTTGGATCAGCAGTTCTAGTTCTGTCCATTTCCATACCTGTTACATACACACCTATACGTGGAGCACTAGGAATTTTATTTTCTGAATTATCTCTTATGATAGCACCTACTTGACGTGTAATATCTCCGTACATAACAGGAACTTGTACTAAAGCACCTTTGCCATCTGCATAAGAGAAGTTACTCAACAGTCTGATTATCTGAGTAATATATCTTCTTATTTGTCCATCATAAAAATGTAACATTAATTATCCGCCTTAGGTTTAAGTGCTTTACTCAAAGGTTGTCTTTCTTTAACAGATTCACCACCTATTGTATTTGTAGTAGTGTTATTAACAAACGTTCCTTTTTGTGTATTTCTAGTATCAGTATTAGACATTGTAAGTCTTACACTATCTTCTTGTTTAGCCCAACGTTGGCCATCGTATCTAAATAATCTGTTTGGCATAAAGTCTGTCCTTAAAAAGTAATCACCTTTGATTTGATTCAATGGAAAACTAGATCCATGTCCAAATGATTCTCCGTTTGGTGCAATACCATCGCCTAACAAGTAACCATCATATCCTGATCTTTCTGGAGTTTGGTTAACTCTATCAGCAAGTAAACCTTGTTGTGATATATCAAGTGTACTAGTATCAGTTGTAACTAGTTCAGGTTTACCAAACTTGTCAACTTGTAGTGTATAAAATTGTTTTGTGTTATAACCTGACTTAGGTGCATCTGCTTCTGCCTGAGCCAACACAGCATTATTAATTTGCATTTCTTGTTCATACGTTGATAGTACATCACGTAAAGTATTACTTGAACCTTCCTCTGATGGTAAGTCAAGTATTTCTTTGAATTCTTGTGAGTCAACAATTTGTTTTAATTTAATTCTATATAAGTGCGGATACCAACTTTGTGAAAATCCTTCTGCCGCTCTGTTTACATCTTCAACAACGTAGAAACGTTTTAGTGCTACTTGATAATCATTAAGAGCATACTCATCTTTTAAGTGTGGTAACTCTATAACATCACCTGGCATAATTTTACGCCCTATTGTTTTAACACTAGAATTGATAGGTATTGTCATGAACAATGTATCGTTCTGTAAAAACAGTCCAAATTGACTCATATCAAAGTCAATATCCTGTACGTTGTAAATGCCACGTATTACATAAATGTCTGGATCATACTTTCTATCCCTATTTTCAAGGAATAACATATCCTGAATATTAGTCTCTTTGACAGCATTATAACGAGGCTGTGAAGGAGTAGCATCTGTTTCATCTGGATTAGAAGGACCTAGATATTTGTGTATGAACACATCTGTACCACCAACGGTGAACATTTCCGTGATGGTTTTATCTAGGAATTCGTAATCTTTGCCCTTTTCGGGTTTGTATAAACTGAGTCTTGGCATAACATTAGTATTTATCGAACGTATAAATACATATGGAGA